AAGCCTCATATATAGCTTCATGGTCTAACGCCATAATTAAAAAATCCTTTTTACTAAATTATATAGGATGGACATTAAGCTGCCACCTCAATCGCTGTAAGAGTTGACATTGCATTGGCATCCATATCTCCAGTATTATTGTAACCATCTCTATTTAAATAAATACTATGTCCAGAAGTACTATTATTACCATGTCTTAATCTACAATCATATGTAATTTGACTTGTGCCACCTGCCGTATCTAAATAAATACCCATAATAGTATGCTGTTGTTCAAAAGAGCCACTCCAACCTTGAGCGTGTATTCTCGCAGCACTTCCAGAAGCATCTGCTGTAGCACCAGTTATAACTGACCCTGCTTTAAAAAAAGCAAAACCAATATCATTATCAGATGCAAGACCTATTGTTAAGTTTGCAATTAAAAGTATTTTGTTAGAAGAGTTTGCAGGGGTTATATTTACACTTATCGCTGCACCGCTAAATTCATGCTTACCAATACTTGCTGAATATGTATCAGTTTTTGCAGTTTGTTGAATTTGCAAAAGTTTACCACCAGCAACAGATGCAAACGATAAATTTCCAGAGGCATCTGTAACAAGAGCTTGCCCAGATGACCCGTCAGATTGCGGTAGCTTAAATTCAACCTCACTTGCAGATGGGTTAGATGTTGGTACGGCTAACGAAACTGCATTACCACCAGAATGTACGAGTTTAATTTTTCCTGTCATGCTGATACCTCCATTGCTGTGATAGATGATACTCCATGAAACCAATTATTATCCCAAGTTCTATTAAGATACATTGTTCCAGAGTGCATATGCCATTTAATACCATATGTAATCGCACTTGTTGTATTTGGAGAATCTAAAAATTCAAAATTAGCTGTTAAATATAAAGATGACCCACCTATAGCAAAAGTGCCGTCTGCATCATCATCTACAACACTTGCATTAGCTATTTCAGTTGTAGTCCCACCTATTGTTCTTTTTAGTCTAAAATTTCCTTCAGCACCTGTATAAGCCAAATACAAACTACCCTTATATAAAATTTTATTACTTGTTGCAGATGGTGTAATACTAACAGTTAGTCCTGATATATCTGAAAAACTACCCGAACTAGTGCTTGCAGTATCATTTTTAAAAGTTTGTTTTACTTGTAGAATTTTACCTCCAACACCACTTGCTAATTTTGCAGAAGTGATTGCACCACTTGCTATTTTCCCACTTGATACAGCGTTTGCTGCAAGCATATCTGCATCTACTATTCCATCAGGCAACCCACCAACTGCAAGTCCTGTAATTACTCCTGTGTTTCCGTTGATTGATACTGGCATTAAACTACAACAAAAGTACTGCCCGAAGGTATAGTTAAAGTATAACTACCAACAGAAAATTCTCCAGCAACCAAAGCATTATTGTTAGAGTTTATTGAATGATTACCTGATAATACTTTAGGATTTTCAAAAACGGAAGTAGTTGATCCTGCCGAAATACCAGTTAATGCTGACCCATCACCAGCAAAAGAGGTTGCTGTACAAACTCCTGTAATTGTAGCTCCACCTGTAACTGTCTCAAACTTTTTACTGTTGTCGTAATATAGTTCTACTGCTCCGTCAGTAAAGGCTTTAATCATATTTTCAGTAGTACCTTTATTGAGTTCTATCCCTGCTCCATTGGTTTGTAATATTAGGTTTCCTGTTCCTTCTTCTGAAAGTCTAGTTACATTACTATCGTGATAAATTTGGAAGTCTCCACCAGTACCGAATATTGCTTTATCATTATCAGCAAAATCAATATCTGATCCGTTACTTTGTAAATCACCGCCTAGTTGTGGTGAAGTATCTTCAACTACGCTACTTATACCACCACCACCTAATTCACCCCAAGCACTGCCGTTATAACCTTCATAAGATGTTGTTGTTGTATTAAAACGAATCATTCCAGAATTAGGTGATCCTGGTCTTTGTGCTGTGGTTCCAGCAGCAATATCAATAGCTCCTGTTCCTGTCATTAAGATATTGTCGCTGACAGTAAATGTACCAGTAACATCCATATTTCCACTAACACTTAAGCTGGACAATAAAGTTCCTGTAGCTGTTGCAGAATTAGTCTGGATTGCATTACCCATCAACGCATGAGATGAGCATTGATAATGAATAACCATCGGGGTAGTATCCCCTATAACAATTTGCACATATGCACCACTTTGACCTGCTGTTCCATTTACAGTTACGTTTGTTGTATAAGCTGTAGTTTTGTTTGATTCAAGATAAAAACGTAAAGGATGACCAGCATTACTTGAATGTGATTGATCGAATTTATAAGTACGACCAGGTGTAAGAGTTAGAAATGGTGCTTCTTTACTATCTATTACATATCCATTACCAGAACCACTTCCGTTATATCTATGTGCTGCTGTTTTACTTGCAACAGTAACAGTAAAAGTTTTTACAGATCCAGTGTATGTAGCTTGAGTAGAAGCAAATCCTCTAATATTTCCATCATCAGTAAGAGTTAATGTGCCAGTGAAGTCAGGGTCTGCATTTTGACCAGGTGCTACCCAGCTAAGAACTCCAGAAGCATTACTTGATAAAACATATCCACTTACAGACGAGTCGGCAGAAGGTAATGTCCAAACTACATTAGATGAAACTGTTGCAGGAGATTTAAAACCAACATAATGAGATGAATCAGAATCTAAATATCTAACTTCTTTTTGACCAGAAACAGATAAATGTTCACTACTTGTCCATGAATCTGTTGCATTTACCCAATTAAATGTCTTATCAGATGCACCTTTAAGAGTTAAACCACCTCCATCAGCAGTTGTGTCAGTTGGAGTTGATACTTTACCAAGAGTAATATTTTTATCTTCGACATCAAGTGTGGTTGTATTTATTGTGGTAGTCGTTCCACCAACAGTTAAATCTCCTACGATATTTACAAGACCAGCAGAACTAATAGACATTCTGCCAGTTCCACCTGTACTAAAGGTTAAAGTATCTGATCCTCCACTTATTCCTGTATTTGGATCAGAATTAAAACTAAATGCAGGAGCAGAAGTAGATCCATCTGGAGCTTTACTTAGTAAATTTGCGTAACTTATTTTTTTGTTACTTGTATCACTTGCATCAATAATCGGTAGAACATCAGTGCTCGCTGGTGCGGTAAGCTCTTGAAATTCAGTTATCTTTTTATTTGTCATAATTAGAACTTGATTATGTACATTAAAGCAAGGTTTGTAGGTCGTGCCTCAGTTCCACCACCACTACTTGATATTGTATGAGTGTGAGTGCCATCAAAATCTACACCACCTACAGGGCTGGTCGAAGAACTACCTGTTATGGTGTTATTTCCATCTGCTGTTTTTGTAAATACACCAGTTGCAGAACCGCCAGCACCAAAACCTTCTGATATTTTTCTGATACCACCAGTTAAACTTGTTGAATCTGTTGTATGGGTGTGATTCTTGTTTTGATCTGTTTGTGTCGAACCAAAAACTCTACTTGCATCAGTGCTGCCAGTATTAGCCCAACCTCTAATAAATTGTCCTCTTAGATCAGGTAAAGCAAAAGTTGATGATCCATCTCCTACACCAAATGTTGTAGATATAGTAGAAAATAATGTTGCATAGGTTGATCTACTAATATTCGATCCATTACATTCTAAAAATCCTGTTGGTGGTGTGTTAGCTGCATGAGCAAGGATTGTTCCCGTAGGTACTCCAGAAGCTAAACCTCCCCATGCTGATCCGTTATATCCTTCAAATTCTGTCGTGGTGCTGTTAAATCTTATCTGACCTGTAGCTGCTGTTGGTCTTTGGGCGGTTGTACCATTTGGTAATTTTAATGCTCCTGTACCACCCATCACAATATCACCAGCAGAATCTACTGTTCCTGTAAAATCTGGAGATGCTTTTGTTGCTAATCCGAAGTTATTAGTATGTGCTGCATCTGTCAGACTTCCTAAAACTAACCAACCATTATTTGCTGAGTTTCTTATTTTTAATAAATTATTTGCCGTATCAACCCATATTTTATAAGCAGTAGTAGTTGTAGGATCTGACGATCCACTATTTAAAGATTGTACATCTCCCAATATAGTATTAAGTTCGGCTCTAAAAGAAGAACCGACTTGGTTAGCTAAATTATAATCTGACGTATTACTCATTATGTGACCTCCTTACCAAAACCTGATGCTGCCCATACAAATGACCTTGCAACTGCTGAACTGCCATTTTTGAAAGTGACTTGGAAACCTGTCCTACTTATGTTAGCAAGTTCGTGGAAATCTCCAGATTGTTGATTGGTCGGAGTCACTACAACAGTTGGTGTTTGCTTAAATGGATTAGTAAAAGAAACAGTATATTGAGATGATCCAGTAGTAACTGGAGTCGAAATAGATTCTGTTCTTCCCTGTAATTCTAATTTAGCACCTAATTTAGTGACAGCTATATTTTGGTTAGTGTCATTACTTGTTAATATTGCTTTAAATTGAAATGCTCTACCTGTAATTAAAACATTACTAAACTCTTTATAAGCACTCCATGTTGGTGAACCTGATGGATCATCATCTGTTGATCTTACATAAACAGCAGCATTACATTTCGTAGCTTCAGTTACACCACCAACTTGGTCTATATATCCCCAATCATCTATTAAATCAACTCTATCATCCCATAAATTATTTAAGTTGAAACTAGAGGCTTCTAATACTTTTCTTAGATTTACGTCATATGGCTGCGTTAAATCTACAGAATTAGCAAAAACATACTCTCCAGAAGTTGATACTGCATTATTAGTTATTGTAAGTTTTAAGGCATCTAAAGAAGAATCATAAACTGTATTTGTTTTTGAACCAGTAAAGTTCGGTGTATGTTCATCTACATTTCCTACAACAAGTCTTTCAGATGGTGCAGGTAAATTAGTAGTAACTCTAGTATTATTCCAAGCAGAATCCTGTGAGCCTGGTGACGGACTTTCCCGTCCACCGTCATCCTCAAATTTAATTAAATAAGTTCCTGCAAGCAAAGGGACAATCTTCTGTGTTTGGTTTCCAGCGGCAGCTACAACAATATTTTGTCCATCCTTCCATTGAGCACCTGTTGTTTTACTAGAATGCCTGATGAGGGTTTTTCCTCCTAGCAACACGTCAAGTTCTGTAGCACGATCCCAACTTAGTATTGCACTTGTCTCATCAATCGGTAATAAACTAACACCAGTTACATTTGACGGTAAAGCAGTTTTTCCTACAGCTACAAATGGATTTAATGAGTTGGGTAATGTTGATCTTAAACCAGAAGCACTAACGCTATAAACTTCAATCGTATAATTTCCAGCAATCGTATCTTGTATTTCATAACTTTTAGCACCCTCAACAGAACGAGAAGTATAGTTACCTTGTTCATATCTCCACCGAACATAAACATTATCAGTAGAAGTAGTCCAACTTACAATAATTTTTACTCTTGCAATACCTGTGTTTTCATAAATAACTTCCTCTGCTGTAATACCAGTTGGAGAGGGTGGCGGTACGTCTAAATTAGTAACATCCCTAGGTGTTAAAGTAATTCCACTTTCAATATGATTATATTTACCCGAATTGTATTGACTTGCTGTAATAACATGATTTGTCCTGTTTTCTTCAGTAATAGTTAAAACTCTCCAAGTAGATGTAAGAATATCTGTTGTCTGATAGATCCAAATACTATTAACATTGGGAGCAGAACTAAAAGCTTGTGAAACTGTTATAACACTTCCAGATATACCACTAACAGGTTTATTTTCTACAGAACCATCAGAAAGAATGACAGATAAAGTAGAGTTAGAAGAGAAAGAAAGTCCTGTTATATCATCTACAGTTATAGCAGTGGTTGTAGCAGCACTTATACGACCACCTCTACGTTCTCCAGCTCTTACAGGATCAGCTATCTCTATTATTTGTCCAGGTCTGACAACAACTCCTGCATCTATTGAAGTAGAAAATGTCACTACTTCACGCTCCACGTTTTCCATGTAAAGCAACCACTTTGCTAAACGATTTGCTTGCCCTCTACTTGTACAAGCAAAAGCATCTATAGTTTTTACAATACTTCCATAACGAGTTTGGTTTGCTGTATCTATAACTTCTTCATAATTGACATCTCTGAGTTCTAAATCCATATATTTAGCAACTACAACTGTAGCTCTAGTTCTTTGAGATGTATTTTGATAACTAAATCCAGGTGGCAATACATTACCTAAAGTAAACAAATAACTAGAATCTTTTGGTGAATCTTGTGTAATTGTTAAACTGCCAGATTCATAATATGGCATAGCTCTAAAAACAGAACACATTTGATTTATTACGTTGTATGCCTCTTGTTGATTTTGAATTGCTACATTACAACTAAATCTAGGTTCCGTTGTTCCTGCACCAGTACCATCATCTACTTGTTCAGAACAATAAACTGATGCTGCATAAAAACTAAATTTATCTAAACCTGATTCCTGTAAATGATCTCCTAATCCATACCTAGATGACGTTAGAAGATCGTATAAACACCAAGCAGGATCATTTGTATATTGTGCAGCACCAAGCGTTCCATTAAAGATTCCTGTGTAAGATAAACTTCCGTCTGCATTGACAGTTGCATTATGAGGAATTTTTACTTTGATACCTTTTACTAAATATTTTCTAGTAGGAATTGATGAGAATTGTTCTGCATCAACTTTCAAACCTACTAATGCACTATTAGGATAAGTTCTTTGATCATATTTAATTTCTACATAACTATTAAATTGAATTGCATTAGCTAATTTAGTTGAAGTACTATCAGCAGTTATTCTTGTAACTTTAATATTTACAGGAAAAGCACCACTTAAATTTATTAAATAATCTCTTTGGTAAGTATCAGGAGTTCTACCTGTAATGGTTCCTGCATTACCAGAAACAACAGTTGAATATGATCCACCACTATACTGAACAGCGATCTCTAACTGAACTTCTGTACCAAAAATATCTCCTTTATCACTTACAGATTGTAATGACGGAACAGTAATAGTTACTGAAACTGCATCAACACTAGAATCTGTTATTTGAACAACCCTAGGTGTTGCCTGTTCTACTGTAGAAAATCCTGTAGATTTTGTAGTTTCTACATTTTTTGTTATTGGAATATTAGTCTGATTAGAAGTACCAGTTCTGGCTTCAAAAGTTACGTCTTTGAAATTAAAAGTGCCATCAGCAGCTTGTAATGGTGTGTTATTTAAAAATATAGATTTTGCACCATCTACTAATCCTTCAATTTCTCCTTCACTTATTAAATCTAAAACTTTGGCAAATTGTTTTGAGTCAAGATTATCTTTAGCTTCGGTAGGAGTACCACCTCCTCCACCTCCACCTTTTCCACCACCGCCACCAGAACCTATAACTTTACTCATACTTCCACCTGTGCAGTTTCAATACCAGCAGATATTACTACTGATCCAGTTAATACTTCACCATAAATAACAGGAACAGCAACACCAGCACGACTTGTATTTTGTATTCCACTAAAATTAAAAGATAATCTAGGATCTTGCTCTCTTTCTAAAACAGGAGGAACAGGAGTTAACATTTGAGAAATACCATTTAATACTAGAAACCCTCCAACGTAAACAGCAGCTTTTGCTGCAACAGCACCATAAGAACCTACACCTGCAATAGTACCTGTTTGAAATGTTAAACCTTGTGCAAAAGTGAAACTTGCACCACCCGTTAAAAATACACCACCGATTATTGCTGCTCCTAGTAATACTTGTCCTAACCCTCTACCACCTTCTCCACCAACTACAGGAATTATTTTTACATCTTCATTTCCATTTGGATAATGTAATTCTTTTTCTTCTAATTCCCAATTCCCAACAGAAACTTTATAATACCTGTCTGCCATATGTTTTTCTAACTGTGGAAAGTTAACAATTAAAAATTTTATAGCTTGAGCAGCACTATGCACTTCAGCTTCAAAAGTCTTTTGACCCAAAAACTTTGCCAGTTCTCCGTATAGCTTAATTTTACGCAGCATAACGAATCCTTTTACCTATACATTTTAACAGCCATTCATCTAATAGATCACGACTTGATAACCTATTTTGTAGATGATGCAAAACTGTTTGTTGTCCTAAGTAAACACCAATATGATTTAATCCGCTACTGCTTATTGACATTAATAATAAATCTCCATATCTTAAATTTTCTGTTGGTAATAATTCTCTAAATCCTGTTTTTGCAAAACAATCTACAAACATTGGGTTTTTTATAAAATCTTCTGGATTGTTTGGCCTGACCCAATCAATAAGCTCTATTCCCAACTCTTCTTTATACCAATCTCTACATAAACTCCAACAATCAGTAACACCCCAAACCCATGTCCTACCAATTAAAGGAGCTTTATAACCACAAGGTTCATAATAAGCCCATTGTTTTAAATTAGGTTGAATTATCCACCATTTTAAATCTGATTTTTCACACGCTACTTTATCTGCTTCGCTTGGATTTGCACTCGTAACAGGGTGGCTATGAACAACAGCAATTATTTCCCCTTCATCTTCAGCTTTAACCCAATCATCTGCATCAATAATAAATTGATCTTTTGGATCAAAGGCTAAATTATTACAAGGGTAATATACTTCTTTTCCTTTTTTAACTAATAAAAGACCACAAGATTCTCTTGGATCTTCTTTTATTGCGTGTTCTAGTGCATCATCTTGCCACATTATGAGAAAAACGTACCAATGCCTGGAAAATCTGCTGGTAATACTTGTCTTTTAGGTAATCTAACACCTTGTATATCATAAGTAGCAGCTAATTCAAATTCAACTATGTCTCTAGTTTCTGTAGATTTTCGATCAATTATAAAAACTTGTTCATCAAATGTAGCAGTAGGATCGGGCGTACCAAATGGATTTATACCAGCCTCCATATCTATTAAACTTCCATTCTCCTGCACTAAAAAATTACCATCTTCTAACAAAATATCACCACCAAGAAAATTAACATTGTCAATATATCTACTTAGAGTTCTGATACGGGTAACTTTTGCTCCTTCTAATCCTTGAGGTAAAGTTAAAATTATTGTTGTAAAAGTTCCTAATATATTAGATATTCTTAAACGTGGTCTAGGGGTTTGCTTACCGTTAAATTCAAAACCTTCAGCTTCTATTGGCATTTTTACATACTCAATATTATTAAAAATTACATTACTGTTTTGATTAGTATTAACTCCATTATGAAAATAATATTTTGTATTAGATCCATGAATAGCAGTAATTAATTCCAACTGAAAAAGCTCAATAATACTACTTGGATTTATTTTCTGTAACTCAGATATAGGACTTGTCATTAAGGTTCAAATACTTGTTGGAAATTCATACTTAATTTAGCTCTGTTTACATAAGGAATTGTTTTAGTCCAACCAAGACATATCCATTTATAAGCAGCACCACTTCCAGGAGGCTGCCAATCAAAAGATTCACGATCTAAAGCTCTTGCTTCAAGAAATGCTTCTATAACATCAGAATCTGCTTCACTTACATCAAAATTAAGTGACCAAACATAAGGAATTGTATTTAATCCAAATGCAATTCTATGTTGGTAGCTATCATTAAATTGAGTAACATTTATTTTTGGTGTTGTAGTCTTACGAGCATTGTAAGTAGGTTGAATTGATGGAAAAGTAGCCATTAGCTTAATAAACCTCCAGGTCGTTTTTGATTAATTAATTCAGATTGTATAGCAGCAGAAATTAATTCACCAAGTTGTCTGCCTTGTTGCTCATCCCCTTCAACAGAAGAACCAGAAGCATCTACGTTCACAACAACACTTGTCGTACCACCAAGAGCATGATTTGGTGTAATCATTCCTGATACACCTGGGCTAAACAACTCAGGGCCACGTTCTCCTACTAAATAACTACTACCACCTTTTACTGCCCCACCATTTGCTCTACCACGAGGCATGCCAAACATCGGATCATCAAAATCTCTACCAAATCTATCTGTACCTCCTGTAGTCGCACCTCTTGATGGAGCCAGACCTCCTCCAAAAAATTTAAATCCAATACCTAAAATAGACATTTGTATTTGCTTTGCAATTAACTGTGCAGCCATATCCAAAAACGCATCTGCTGTACGCGTAAATAAATTTCTTAATGCTTCTTGTGCTGTCATTGATCCTTTTACTATTCCTTTAAATGATTCTCCAAAAGCATCTCCAATAGTTTGTGCAGAAGTCGTTACCATAAATGACACACTCATTAATTTTCTTAATTCACGTTGAACACTATCTAAAGCCATTGGTATGCTATTAGTCATCCCTTCCATTTCAAGACTAAAATCTTTCATTAAATCTTGTAATATTGGTAAGTCAATTTCAAATTGTTTCAAAGCTTCTCTAAGTTTATTCACACGATCTTCTGCTCTTTCTGCTGCTGTTAAAAACAAATCAGGAAACATCTTTTGTATATCACTAAATCCAAATGTGGATATTAAAAATGCAAGTCTAGCTATTTGACTAAACACAAACCTTACTCTTTCTGCATTTTGAATCTGTTCTGCTTCTTGTATTTGTCTTGCAAAATTCTGTTCAATTATTGCTTTATTTACTTGAAATTGAAACTCTGCAAAACTAGATATTTTTCCTTGCTGTAATAACTGAATTTGTTGCTGAATAGTCAAACCATTACTTGTATCTAAAATTGCTGTCATAGCTGACTTTGTATCTACTATCGCTGCTAAATTTTTCATAACATTAGGATTTTTACCAAAAATAAATGCAGCATTTGAACCTGCCTCTCCAAACCTTGCAAAAGCTCCAGCTACAGCAAGGGCTTCGTCTTTTGTTAAACCTAAAATAGTTTTGAGTTCATTTAATTTATCTTTCGTAAACCCTGATGAATCCCCAGCTTGTTTAAAAGAAAAATCAAGACTAGCTATTGAAGCATTTAGTTTATCAGCTTTATCTATAGCTGATCCTATTGCAGTACCAAGAATAGATAACGCAAAACCAAATTGACCACCAATCAAACCACCTGCTGCACCACCAATACCACCACCAACTGCTGCTGCACCTGTTTGTCCAAATAACAATGGAAATGCTCCACCGATGGCAGCACTAGATATAGCAGAGCCAGGGCCTTGCATAAATTTTCTTCTTGCATCTGCTTTTGCATTTTTTTCTTTTGCAGCAGCTAATTGTTCCTCTGCTATCCTTTGTTGCCTTTTAACTATTATCTCAGCCTTGCTAAAAGAAATACCTTCTTTTAAAGCCAATCTTTGTGCTTTTAATCTTTGTTCTCTTTGTTTTAGTTGTCTATTATATTTATTTTCTACTTGAACAAGATTTTTTACCGCATGATTAAACTCTTTTGTGCCTACTGCTGCTTCATCTAAAGCATCTCTAGCGTCTGTAACTGCCTGTGATAAATTTTTAAAATTTTTAACAACAGGCATACCTGCTGTACCTTTTTGAGCTTTGTTATTAATAAAATCTATATTTTTTCTTAATTGCTCTGTTCTTTTATTGACACGATCTAATTCTTTTGCTCCAGCAACGGCTATTTTTATTGATACATCATAATTAGCCACTTGATATAAAAATTAAAACATTTTCTCTATATTACCTCTTTCTGCCTTTTAAAGCACTACTTCTTTGTGCTTGTTCTTGTTGTTTTTTAAATTCTTCATGTTCTATTTCTGCAAATGCAGCCCAACCCATCATCTCTTCAACAGTTAAAGTTTCTGAAAGTTCAGCAACAGTTTTTCCTAATTCTTTTGCTAATGAAAATATAAATTGCCAATCATTATTAGCTTTTCAATTCGGCTTTAGCCTCTTGAACTCCTCTGGTTTGTCCAGCTTCAATCATGGCTAATTGTATTTCTTGTAATATATTTGCTTCAACTTCTCTTCTTAATGAAGCCTTATCTCCATCTTGAAAAATTCTTTTGCCATCTTCATCTAATGATTTTTCAATCATAAGAGCTAGTGCAAAATCATTTGGATCATTACTGTCTGATTTTTTTGTTATTGATTCTCTTTCTGCAATAGTTAATGGATGCCAATAAACAGAAAGAATTACCTCATCATCTTTGACTACGTCATGTTTATAGAGTTGAGAAACTCCAAACTTGTTTTTTAAAAGATCAACTGCTCTAGTCATAAAATTAGTATACTTACTTTAGTATACTAAGCGTTTGCAGTAAATTGGCAAGATATTAAGCCTAAAAAATGTGAAGAGTCCTCTAATGCAATCGGTGTAACCCCTACAACATCAAGAACTCTTGGAGTACAACTAAATGTATCAGTATAATTTGAAGCATTAACAGAAGTAAGCCCATCAATAACAGCTTCTCCTAATGCAGATAAAGTTGCACTACCTTTACCTCTCGGAACATAAATATTACATTGGATAACACCAGAATAGAAGTCTTGAGATGCACCTTGAGTTTGAGTTGTTGCTTGTGAAAAATCTATTGACATTGTTATGTATTTTTTAGTTTTGCCAGGTGTTTTATAAATCATATTGTCATAAACCATTTCAACAGTATTATCTGCTGCTGCAACTGCATCTGTTACTGCTTTTTCAAAGGCTGCTCTTGTGTTAACTAAAGTCATTATTCAGAAAGATTAGTGTAATCAACAAATGTTCTATTAGGATCAGCAAATTGTCCAATACCACCTTGACCACCTTTGAAACCTGTTGTAGCAACTCTTACTTTTGGTTTTTCTTTAAATGTTTGTTGGATTTTTTGTTTTAATTTACCTTGAACATATCTTTGAACACTTCCTTCTTCTAAAGCAAAGGCAGCATATTTGACTCTGTTTCCTATGTAAACAGTAGAAAAAGGTTTAAAATTATATTTAAGATTATTAATGAATCTTGGTTTAATAGTAGAACCAACAGCCTTACCACCTTTTCTGTTTGGCTTTAAATTACTCCAAGGAGTATGATCCTCTCTAAGTTGATCTGGCTTAGGTCTTTGAGTACTAGCTGTCCAACTTGAAGCAAAAAAACCAGTATCAACAGGACTATTTTTTTCTGTTGATAAATCAGATAATGTTTCTCTTATAAATCTATTCAAATCTCTTTCTAAATTACCTTTTAAATCAGGAACAATATTATCTACATTATTTGATTTAGTCATCAGAACCTCACTAATAAAGTAAACAGATAAGTCTGTCCACCCTGTCTTGTATCTATATTAACTATTTGTCCTACTCTTGTAGATCCAGCATAAGTTAATGTAACTTCATCTTGAAAATTAGGTTGATTATCTCCTATCAAATTTGGTGTAATATAAATTTTTGCTTCTCTTCTTTCTCTACCATCATCTTCAGTAGATTGAACAAACTCAACAGGAGCTTTGATACTGTAAGTCGTATCGCTTGTAGAATAAACACCTGTAGCTGTGTTATAACTTCCCGATGCTTTTCTTGTATAAACAATAGATGAATCCAAAGAAGATCCCAAATCAGCTACTACCTGCTTGGCAACACTTTTTAATAATGTATCGAGTTGACCTGCCATTATCCTCTAACCACTCTAAGTTGAAAACTACCAGCACCACCAAGCATATATGCTCCAAGATAACTTTGTAACCAAGGATAAACATCAAGGATATTATTTACAGATCCAGTCCCTTGACTTGCAGTATTGTACTTAACTTGAATATCTCCTAATTTTACTTCTTCAAAATTACCATCTTTACCAGTAGTTCCTGTAATAGCATCAGTATCATTTGCCAAAGCTCTAGCTAATTCATATTGTGCATATTTAATACCTTCAGGGATTTTAGAACAAGCTAATTCAACACCATCCACCTGATAATTATTTCTTGGAAACTTCAATGCCTGTCCATCATCACATCTATCTCCATAAAAAACTAAGGTATCAATCCATCTTGTAGCTGATATTAATGCTCTTTTCTTCTGATCATCTGTTTTATTAGTCCAAGTTGAAGAATCTGGGGAGGTATCAAAATAATCATTAGCTTCTGTCAATGTGACATAACTATTAGCATTTTCTCCTTTTATAGTTGCGTT